CGTCATGAAAGAGGATTCCATCTTGGAGTTTCTCTGAAATGGCAAAGACTAGAGGATGATTATTCGGCATATCACTTAAATTCTTTCTGACTTCCTTTAGAACTTGTGGCTTTTCAACCACATTAACTAGCTCATAGAACTCACTGTCTCTAGCAATAGAGATAAGGGAATTCAATGTGTCCTCACTTAAGTCTGAGATTTTCTCAGACCAGCTTAAGGGTGAAGGTTCCAGTAATGGTTCCACCCCTGTGAGCGTGCGAGGTAAGGCTAGTAGGTCAGCTAACAGCTTAGAACTTTTGTTCTTTGCTATTAGAACTCTAAAGGACGGTTCGAGCTCTTTATCTGAGTATCCTCTTTCTCTAAGAATCCTTAGCAGTTCTAAGAACTGCTCAGGCTTCTCTGAGAGGTCTTGTAGTAAGTCAACTGGTAAACCGGTTAACTCTACTCCTCGACCAAAGAGTCTCTTAGCAAATTCGGCATTGCCGTGTTTACTTCGAGTACACTTTGAGAGGGATATGCGAACACCTAACCTCTGCATCACATCGATGTACATATTATAGCAACTTTCGTTGTTCATAATGTTGTCATCACCTAATATAAGATACTTTACTTTACCTTCAAGCGATAGCTTGGAGATACAATACTGTATTATTATATGATGTGTTATAGTGGCCACGGGCCATGAGCTTAAAAAGCCCATGGGAGTACCGGATGAGTACTTGATTACGGCATCGCCGTGATCGAATCCTCGATTTCCGATTACTATGTTCCATAGCTCACCAAGTGACGGTCGCAAACTGTCCATATGGATTGACGAGAGGGATCTCGGCAATCTGTCTGTAAAGTTTGCAAGGTCAGAGGTGTAGACTTCGCTACCTAAGCCTTTGATAAGCTTAGGTATGTCGCTCTGTCTGAAAGTAACATCATTCGGAATACGTTTTAACACAGACATGTATGTGTTATGTATTCCGCTAAGTGCAGTATTCGACCACCAGTCTCCTATCGCAACAACACGGGTTTTACCCGCTTTGTCTGAGAGGAAAACTAGTTTTGAATGTCTATACTTAGGATGTTCAGGATAAGTGTGAAATTGTGTAAGGCTTAGCCCAGGAACTGTTATTTCTAACAGATCCTGTACGGCACCTGCTAGTTCTCCATCGGCCAGCAATGGACCGATATCGTTCAAGCAGGATGCCGAAGCCGGTCCATTCGGACCTGCCTTATTTGATAACACAAGGTTACCCTGGTAAGTGCATGAATGAAATACTTCATTGTACTTCCACTTCTTTGAGTAATCTGCTATTTCTTTATGTAGATTGACATCATATACTGGGTCATTAACTATCGACGAGACATCGTCGCTAGGTTCTAACCTAATAAGATCAATCATTCTCCATACTGAAATAACATACCTTACTCTTCGGATAGGAGTTCCTTCATCAATTCTCCAGTACTTTAGTACATTAGGAAAACCGTCTT